CTGCCATCCATGGATGTCCCGAAGGACCGACGCTCTAACTAAAGAGAGTCACTGGGGGGGTATCAAACCACCCCGGCGGGCCGGAGAAGTCCCAACAAGGACTAATCCGTACCGTCTGCGCATATGAGGAACCATCAGAACGATGGGAATACCTCATGTTGCGTACATAACCGCCAAGGGCTGCTACAAAAATTCCAGGCTCGTTAAGTAAAAGAAACTTTACTTTATGAGATTTGGGTTTCTTGTAGAAAAGAAACGCACCTCGGTTACGCGATAAGTCAATCTCAAAGGCTGTTGACCTTAGGCACTTATAGATAATACTACGAGTGTTTAGGCCCGCATCAAAAGAGACTTGACTTGCGAGAGGATAAGGAGTATCTGCCCTTAAAGCTACCTCAAAGGGGGCCTTGAAGCCTGCATCGTCGTTTTCAAACAGAGGTACTATGTACCTCAGACGATGAGGGGTCAGGGCCCACAAAAGGTTTAGGCTGACGTCCAGATCGATCCCAGTCCTTTCAGACCATTCACGTAATCTGTTGTAGGCGATGATGTAATGAATCGGGCGAGTAAGGTGTTTAATATAAACACCCCGTGACATAGTTCCTTGGAACCAGTCACGGCCGCACGATTCACGAAAAGGACCAGACTCAAAGCTCTTGTCTGTGTTGATGCAAAAACCGAGGAGTGTAAGAAGGCGGCATACAAGTCGAAAGGCGGAAGCCTCAACGACAATGTCGTCTCCGAATACCCCGAAGTTTCCAGGAGACCGCATGTTCAATGAATCGAACGTGCGTTTGCTCCTAGGCAAGAAAGGCAAACCTAATAATTTATAGGCTGCCTTCACAACACAAGCAAAGATAAGCGTCTGAAGGGGAAACGTAAAGCCATTCCCCATCGTCGATATCATATGTAGAGGTACGATCCTACCGTCGGGCAACTCAACATTTTCAGCACGAAGCTGACGAATGAGAAGGGCCACTCGAGTTGGAAAGTATCTCAATACCTGCAAGCTAATCAGGTCGGAAGCTGATTTAAGATCGATCGTTGAAAATCGACCCGAAAGGCTCCCTTGCCTGGCTAGCTCGGCATTAATATCAGCCTGAGAAGGTGCACCCGATCCGAAACGCTTACCACTGAAATCAATGGAAAAGCGTTCGTAAAGGATGTCTTCAAGGACTGAGCCGAGACCCAATTGTCCGAACATATTGACAATAGGTTCCTTACAGGTAGTGCGTGATATCTTCCTTTTCTTCGCAACTGTAGAAAGAAGCGACGCTTTTATGACCCGTTCACCAAAGCAGATCGAACGAAGAAGTTCACGTTCAGTCTCCAAGTGATTAAGGGACATAGAGTACTCGTAGTGTTGTAAGAGTGACTCAGAAGTAGCTGTTAACGTAGAAGATGAGCTCTTAGCATAATAGCTAAGGTCCTCAGCTCCGACGGCAGCCCCAGGCCCGTGTCGACCACGATCAAA